TCAATCGACCAATTTGTATCCTTCCGCAAATCTGGTGGCACGCTCTTTTGGAGCGAGCCGGTCGAACTCTGCGCGGGACAAAAGTTTATCGCCTGGCCGTACAGCGGCTTTGGCTAGAGCTGCTGGATGTCCTTCCACAAGGGTATAACCATCACGCATGCGTTGCGCCCGACTGATGGGATCAAGGCTATCGAATTCCTGTCGCGTGATCGTCTTGCCAAGGCTCGCCGCAGGCGAGGACTTCCCCCCACCCTCAACACCGAACACGGTGGGATATTGTTCAACGTATCGGGTCGCAGCCTCCGTCAATGTCGAGAAGCCATCCGAGCCATCTCCGATCAAAGACTTTCCGTCCTCCCCTCGGATGCGGCCCACACGTTGGCCATCCATCGTTTCGATCGCCAGACACTCTTCTAAGTGTTTCCTAAGAAAGATCTCGCCATTCCGCATGACGTTCCGACCGCTTAACACACGTAAGCAACACTCTTCGATCGCAAGTCGCTTCTCGTTCAGCTGTGTGATCTTCAGTTCTGCCGCGACGTCCGCGGTTCGCCTCGCAAAGTAATCTTCGAGATCAGAAATATTCAAATGATACTCACCATTCTTCTGCTTCACATACAGTCCATGCAACTCAGGTTGCACATTTTCTAAGTTCTTTTCAACAATCCTCAGTGCCATCAAGGTCTCTCCTGTTCGGGTTGGTATGTGAACAGCCGCCGGAATCCGGCCTGCTTAATTTGAAGGGATCCACGGGCGGTCGCGTGCCCGCTTCGAATCCTCAGCTCACTCGCGTGGCTTGAATCGTTCCGGTGCAGGAATAGGACGCCCCGCTGTAGGTGGCCTGCGCGTTGAGATAGTAGGGCGTCGAACCGGCAGTCGTTACCCGGATTCTGCGTGACGAGTGAACGATCGACATATCTGCGCCGCTCGGTAGCCGCGTGTGATAGGCCTCTCCAACGACACCGGACACAGTGGAGGCGGTCGTGGTGCTCATAGCCGAAATCCAGTCAGATGACGTCGTTGCTCCGGGGCCATCGAATGCGTTGACCATTTCGAGATCCCAAACACCGGCACCAGGGTTGATACTCGTGACATTTTTGGCTGTCGCCGATACCAGGGAGACCGTTGCGGTTGCGGTGATCCGTTCCCCGATCTTCCCAGCAGCCGGCTGCGTCGTGCCCGTCGTGCCTGGCAACTGGCCAACCGCGGCCGTAACGATAGCTTCAGTTAGCCCTAGATTGGCCCGGGCCGTCGCCACGTTTGCCAGATCCGACAGGTTGTTGGCACTGGACAGATCGCCCGCGCCAGGCTGACCGACGATGTTAAAATTCCAGTCGGCGAGCGTGCCGCTTCCGTTCGTCTTGTCGACGGTGATGGTCAAGCTCGTGCCGGTATAGGTCGCGAGTCCTTCCATCCAGTTTGACGTGTTCGCCGCGGAGCTGGCACGCACGCGCGCGCCGTTGATGTAAGCGAGACCTGATTGCGTGGTGAATGCCTTCGAGCCCGTTCCAATCGTAAGCGACGTGGTTGACGTGCCGCCATAACCGGCGCCGGTTGCGCCCGTGTTACCAGTCGCACCGATGCTCGCCAGCAATTGCCAGTAGGTAGTATTCGGCGGGGTATGGTTGGTGTGGTCGAGGATGCAAGCGTAGCTCGAACCGCTAAGCGACACGACGTCGCCAACCGTGTAAGCGGTCGCACCGCTCCATGCTCCCTTGAGTTGGAACGCCTTGTAAATGCCGAGATAGGACCAAACGCCGCCGCTCTTCACCCACGTCTTGCCGGTGGTCGGCTGAAACGCATATTGCTCTTCATTGCCGAGCGACGGGTCCGGAACCGTCTCAGTGCTACCGACAAACACGAAAAAGCCCGTCGTGTTCAGCGCCGCAACGAGTGTGTTCACATCCGCCATGGCCTGCGCGCCGGCAAAACGCTGCGGCGAGACCTGCCAAATCTTGTATGCGACCGCAGTCTGTGCGCCGCCGCCCCATGGCGGAATGGTCAGCGTGCCGGTGTCGACAACGTCCGAGATGACCGACTGATAATTTCCAACCTGCAAGATGTCGCCAGGACGGGCGTTGACGCCCGACCAGATCGTTCCGATACCTGTGACAGTCGTCCCGCCTGCGGAAACGGTGGCGGTACCGGTGGAGTAACTGACAAGTGCGGTCATTTGCTTTTCCTTGCTTCGATCAGGGCGTTTGCTTCGGCGATCGGCAGCCACTTGCCATCGACCTTTCGCCAAGCCTTTTCAGTTGACGGTTGGAATGCGAGCCAACCGCGCGCGTCCGGTGGCGGTGCGGACAGATCAAGTGGAAGGTTGTGGAGTTCGACGTTGCTAATGCTCATATGTCCCGCCTTTTCTTCGCGCTGTGGAAGATTCGCACCGTGTCCGAGTAACGGGCGGCGCGATCGCGGGCCAATTCCTCACGCAGTTGCAGGACCGTTTCAGCCGATGCACCCTGGCCAATGTTGATCTGCCGGTTATCCTGCATGACCACTGCGGGGCTGCTCTTGCCGGCCGCACGCGCCATATTGCCCACCAGCCCGCCGTCGGCGTAGCCACGCAGACTGTCCAGATTAGCGACGCCGACGCGGCGCACCGTCACGGCGTCCATCACATATTCGCCCTTGTGGACGACGCCGGCCGGCTCGTATTTGCCACCGTGACCAGTGTAGCCGCCGTTCGCGAACATGGGGAACGACAGGCCGCCCGTGCCGGCGCCGAGATCGCCCGCCGCGGTCATGACTCCAGTGCTGCCGCTACCGCCACCCAGCCCGAACAGGCTTCCCAAGAATCCGCCACCCGACGAACCGCCGAACGCCGACGCGAACAGCTTGTCGGCCGCCATCTGCATCAGCTTATCGCTGATCTTGCCAAGGGCGTTCAGACCGGCCGATTTGAATGCATCCCATGCGCTCGCGCCGCTCCGGAGTTGCTGCCCGAACTCGACGAAGAACCCACGATTGACGCTCATTCCCTCGACCATGAGGGAATCGAATTGCTTTCGACCATTGGTGGCGTCGTTCAAAGCTTGCTGCAGTTGAGGGAGCGCTGCACCGGCCACCTTGGCCTGGTCGCTCAGCTCTTCCATTTGCTTTGCTGCGAAATTCGAAGCAGCCGCAAACTGCTGCAGGTTCTTCGGGTCGATAACGCCTCTATCGATCCACGATTGCAAGGTGTCGGCGGTCGCCTTGCTCGCGTCTCGAAAGCTGAAAACGCCGATGCTTGCCTGCTCATACACGCGCGACATTTCCGCCTGCGCGCGAGTCGCGTTCAGGATCGCATCGCGTTGCTTGCCAGATACGGCAACGCCCTGTAGCGCCGCCGCAGCGAGTTCAAGTTCCTTCGCCCTAACCTGATCCTCGACCGTCGCCAGGTTGCCGAGCAGCGCGATCCGCTGGGAAATCGCGCCGTAGCAGCCTATCCGACCGCGGGACGGCGGCCGGGCGAAAATCCATGGGCTACGTTCCACTTTGGCCAATCGATGGGTGCCGGCGTGATAAGCTGCCCGATCTGATCTTCTGGCCAGCGCTGCAATAGACATTGGGCAATTCCTTCGCGACTGATGATGGTGTGTTGCGCGTATCCGCCGATCCAGTGGATACCGTCGTCGTAGAGCGAATGACGCTGCATCTCGATGACTTTGCGCAGCTTGTTTTTCAGAACCGCCGGCTCGTCGTCCTCGGACAGACCTTCGAACCAAGCGTCCATTATGACTTCGCCAGGAACGACGGGCCCGACGATGACGTTTGGCAATCGTTGGAGAACGAAGGGCTCAGGGAGATACTCACCCTTTGTGCCTTCCGGCACGCCAATCGGCGTCTGGTCGGTCGTCTCGATCACATAGGCCTCGGGACCGCCTCTCGATTCCGAGAAGCCGACTAAAAGCATCTCAATATGATTGTTGAACTGCCAGCGGTTCACGATTGAAGGCAGTACGATCTCGATGCATTCGACAAGGTCATCGAATGTTGCGAATGCGTTGGTTAGCTCATAGCCGAGGACGGGCGCGGCAAATGATATCCCGCGAATTGCGATGCCGCCGGGCCATCCGGGCACTGTGTGGAATTTTGGTATAAAGGCACCCAAGACACCGTTGCGGTCGTAGCTTGCCGCGTCGGTGACCACGTGAATCATTTGGTGTTTGGGGCTGATGACGAGGTTGGTGGCGGTCACGACTTGATCGCCTCCAGGGCCATCTCGAACTTGATCCCGATTTCGCCGGCAACGTCGAAAATCGATTCCAAGCTAGGCGCCGCAGGACCTTCCTTGACATCGCGCAGCTGATCGAATGCCCGATCGCGGATCTTGCTCAGCTCCGCTTCATCGGCGCCGTTCCGGACGCCGTTCAGCAAAGCGGCTTCGAATTCGAGCACTATCGTTTTGAGTTCGTCGGTCACCAGATCGACTCGCTCAAGCCGCGGCGCTCGGCCGCGGTGTTGCGGTGGATTGGAAGCTGGCGACGAAGGTGGGGACATGTAGGCCCCAACGGCCGGCGACATTGCGAGCGCCTGGCACACGGCCGCTCTGAAGCGCGTGGAAAGCGCCCTTCTCGGTGCGGCCGATCACTTTGCCAATGGCAGCGGCGCCCCAAATCAATTCGGATTCTGGAATTTCGATCTTCACGACCGCGAGTCTCCGTTGAGGCTCGCTGCTTCGGGCAATAAAAAGGCCGAGGCGCGAGCACATGTTGTGCTGTTCGCTCTCGACCATCCCGGTCGTTCGGCTTCTTACTCGCGCTAGGGCATCCCGCCCGTCAATCGCCGTCCCGGCAGCGCGAATTTCCACCTAGAAACTATATCGTACAGCCAGAAAGTACCATTGGATCGGTTAACAAATTCCTACTAGCCGAATTCTCCCTCCGCCGCAGCCAACTCTTCGGCGTGATCGGCGCGAGGCATTAGATGCGCATAAGTGTCGATGGTAATCTGGATGGACGCGTGACCAATCCGCTCGGATAGCTCTTTCAGGTTCAAGCCAAGCCCAACCGGCGATCGAGCGAGGCTCCAACTGGCGAAGTAGTGGCGCAGGCTATGTGCCCCCGTGTACTTCGCTCTTACAATCGGTCTCCCCTCTTTGTCGCGGGCGGGCTTTCCCTTGTCATCGAGCACAGGAACTGTGATGCCGGCCTGCTCCCAGGCAGGGATTAGCCCGCGCTCGATGATGTTCGAGTGCGTTTCGACGTTTCCAGATCCGTTCGGAAATACTAGATGCTGCTGCCCCTCATTCTTCGGGCACTGGAGCTTCCACGCCTTCAACGCGGCGATTGTCTTTGGCGGGATGGGCACTATCCTCTGACTATCCGCAGATTTAGGGCTGCCAATCTCATTGTAACGATCGGCGCGCTGGCGCACGTGCAACTCGCTCTTTTTGAAGTCGACATCTTGCCAACGCAGACCGCGGAGTTCGCTCGCTCGCAGGCCACAGCGCACCGCGACTAAAAGAAGCGCGCGCCACCGCTCATTTTTCGTTTGCTGCAACAGCGCGTCGATCTCGCGCGGTTCAGGTATGTCGCGACCGACAACGAGCTTGCGTTTCTGCCGGCGCTCGACCTTCCGTTTTCGGCGACGATTTGCAGTCATGGACCGCACGACGTTCTGTCCCACCTTTCCGCGCTCAAGAGCGTCGCTGAGTAGGCTGGAAAGCGAAGTGGTGACTTTCTTGACCATTGCCGCAGAGCGCGGCTCTGCTTCGCTTTGGCCCGGTGCGGGAACGCCGTTTCGTAGCTTGTCCTGCCAGTCACGCACGATCGCAACCGTCAGCGCGGCGAGTTTCAGGCCGCCGAGATACGGATTGATGTGGAATTTCAGGTGCTGACGGTATTGATCGACGGTCGATCGTTCGAGATCGCCACACCCGTCAATCCAAAGGTCGCCGGCATCCTCTACTGTGATGCTCCGGCTGGCCGGCGTATGGACGCCCTTTTTCACGTCGATCCGGACTTGCGCCTGGAAATCCTCAGCGTCCTTCTTGCGGTCGAACGTCTTGATGTGGCGCGTGCGCTTTCCACGGGCGTCGCGCTCGGCGGTTGAATATTGGACCACGTAGGCGGACCGCTCCTCCCCCGCTTCGGTCTTCCACGTCCGCTTTCTGATCGACATGTTGCGCCCCTGCCCGTCGGAAACGTGCAGGCATCCTAACGCTGGCGCAACAAAAGCGCAACATGATTGGTAATAATCAAGCAAAATCAACGCTTGATAGCGGATTTCTACTCCGCGGGTTGCAGGTTCGAGTCCTGCCGGGATCGCCAATGACCAATAATTTCAATAGCTTGCGGTCGGTTAGACACGATCCTCATCAAAGGTTAGACAATTAGGCCGCGATTTTCTTTCCGAATTTCGATTGCGCGGCCTGCTTCTGCTTGTGCGCCTTCACCTTCTCATCGGCGCGATCGGCGGCAAAACGCTTGTCCGCTTTGTCGATGTACTTTTGCAGTTCACTCAGCGTCCGGTGGCCGCTGCGGGACTGCAATTCGAGGATGTTGCAGCCAGCCTCGGCGAGGATGCGCAGGCATCCCTTGCGCAGGCCATGCATGCCGCAGTGCTTCGGCAGCTTCGCCTTGTCACACCAGCCCCGGAAGTCATTGCCGAGCGCCTTGGCCGATCGCGGGTTGCCCGCCTTGGTGTGCAGGAACGTGTCGTAATTGCTCTTGGGCATCGCTTCGATCGCCTGTTGCAGCTCATCGCTGATCGGAAACGACACGTCGACACCGTTCTTGTTGTGCATGAACTCGAACCGGCCGCTCTTCATCTGCTCCGGGCCGAGTCGGGTGGTGTCGCCACGGCGGGCCGATGTCTCTAGCGCCAGCTCCATCACGAGGCGCGGCACCGTGCCGTAGCGCCAGAATGCGCGATATTGCGCGATCTCCCCATCGGTCCATGTGTGGAAGCCGTCCGTCTTGGGCGGTGTCGGCCGCTTGAAGCCGCGACACGGGTTGTCGACGCGCAACCCCACCTCCTCGGCATAAAGGAACATGCCGGAGAGATGCTTGAGCCAATTGCGCTTGGGGTGCGGTCCGCCCGGCACCTCCTCCATCAGTGCCCTGATGTGGATGGCCTGCATGGTCGCATAACCCTTGTCGCCATGATCGGCGCGGAAGCGTTCAAGCATCCTGCGCCGGCCTGCCTGCGTCTCAGGTGACAACCGCTTCCACTGGTCGGACGCATAGTATTTGTCGACCAGCCAATCGATCGTGCCTTCCTCGGTGGTGCGTAGCCGCGGCGTTGGCTTGACGACCGTAAGCGTCGGGGCGATGGCGGTGGTGGTGTCGAGACCTTGGGCGGCGTGGTACGCCGCCATGAACTCCGGACTTCCGATCTTGCCCGGCAACGGCGTGCCCGTTGGCCGGTGATAGATGCGCAGCTTGCCGTGCCGGTCACGGTACTTTTTTAAGAACGGCAAGCGAAGGTTTGGCTTTGCCATGTGGTAGGACCCTGTCCCATTCGTTCGGTTTTTCGCGAGGTGATGCTGAGGCGGCGGGCGGTGGCTCGCCGCTCATGTGGAATTTAATGATCCCAGCGTCCAAATTGAACTCGAACGTCCCCAGCGCGCCGGTTTCTTTCACGCCCTCCACGATTCGGGCGATCTCCCGTTTCTTGAACTTCGTGACGCCACTACCCATCGGCTCCCTTGGGTATCCGGTTACGCGACTAACATTCTGCCGGCTTATCCGGCACTTAAGAGCCGTCCCCGATCCCGACCGTTTTCCACCGAGTTGCCACTCGCCGGGGGACCGGGGACGCGAAGCCGGTGGAAGGACCCGGGATAACCCGGAAGGAAACACCGGCTCCAAACCGTGCTGGGAAGGCCCGGGAGGGCCTGCCCGTTCGCGAATCAGCCCGGGCGGGTGTGAGGAGGTCCGCCCGGGGGAAGGCCGCTACCAGCCCTTCTCAGAGCGGATCACGACCCGCGTCGGCCGGCAGATGCCAAGCTCGTTTTCCAGCATCGCGATCAGCCCGCGCATCTCATCGAGCGATCGAAACGTCGTGCTCTTGCCCTCGTAGCTCACCGTGGTGATGCCCGCGTAGAGAGCGGCCTTGAGGTCATCGAGCTGTTGCTGTGTCGCCATCGATTACGCTCCGGCGTTTGTGCACCATGAACGCCACTCGACGAAGCCGGCGCCGTAGTCGTCGCGGACCTTGACCTGAATGCCGTCAACCTCGAAGCCGCTTCGGCTCTCGGTCTGCGGTCCGCTCTGACCTGCGAGAAACGCGAATTCGAGGCCATCCACCTGCGCGGGATCGGCGACGACGTAGTACCGTTTCGGATCGGTCAGGCGCGGCTCGATGACCAAATCCAAAAATGCGAACACGTTGACGTTGCTGGTCTGCGTCGCCTGAATTGAGGTGATCAGTTTTTCGCAAGACGTTTCCAGCTCGCTCGGACAAACCAGATAGCGCGGCACCACGGAAATGAGACCACCACCGGGGCCGGTTTGGTCGCGCATCAGAAGCCGCGCCTCGCTCAATGTCGTCTCGCTCGGCACGCCAGCGGTGCCAACGTTCTTGTGCGCCGCGTTAAACAGCGCCACGCCATCGGACATCACCGGGCCGGCGCCGCTGTTGGAGATCAGCAAGGTCACGAGCTGTTGCCGCTCGAACTCCCGCGCCGCCATGCCGATCCTGCGCGCGACATCGGCCAGCGCGCCAATGTTATCGTTGATCAGGAGCTTCCGCGAGAGGTTGAGAATTTTGCCGTAGGAATCGATGCTGTACGACTCCTGCGAATCGATCAGCCCGCCGAATTTGAATTCGCCGGCTTCAGAGACCTTGTCGAGCGTCAGGCCGGAATGATCGAGCTGCACGCGGCTCTTGGCGCGGAAGTCCTGCGCCGTGGTTTCCCGCGCGACCCGGATCAGGCCGCTCGGCACCGCGCCGTAAGCCTGCCGCATCGTCTTGTCGTACACCGTCGCCATGATCGAGGCGAAGTCGCTTGTGGTCATCGGCGCATCGATCGCGCGGGAGATCAGCGCGGGCGGCGACATGCCGGTCACCGAGACGCCCGCCCGGTTGAGCAGCTCGCGCGCGATGTCGGCGCAGGTCATCCCGGCATAGGCCCGTGCGGCCGGTGCCAGCGGCACCGAGGGATCGATGCGGGTATGATAGAGCGCGTCCGCCACGTTGCGGACGAACACTTGCGGATCGTCGCGCTGGGTGCGGATGTGGTCGAGCATTTCGGACCTCGCCATTTCGATTGTAGCGCCGCGATCGATCAGGGAGTCGGTGAGCCCGCGCGAGATGCCGAGCTGATCGGCGAGCTGCCTGATCTGCGGATTGATGGTGGCGCGGTCGGAAATATCGAGGGTGCCCTCGATATTTCGCGACCTCGCAACGGGATCAGCGCCGATCGCGACAAATGAAATTTCGCGTGGAGTCCAGCGGGTCGCCGTCCTCGCTCGCTTGCCCTTGACGGTGGAGTCTTTCCATTCGTCGACGACATACCCGACGCTCACCGAGGCGATGATGCCCTGCCGGATGTCCTCGACGATCGCGGCGACCTCCGGCCGCGTGCTCAGTCGGAGCCGGGCCGCGATCGTATCGCCCTCGCGCCATGCGTCCTCGACGGTGCCCAAGATGCTGGCGACGCCGCCTTGCTGATGGCCGTCGAGCACGGATGCGCCGCGCAGCGCGTCGAGATCGGCGCCGGCCGCATCGAGAATTTCGAGGAATTCGCCGCGCGCATCGCGCCGTGCGACCGGAGTCGCCGAGGCGGCGATCACCTCGATCGTGTTGTCATCCGCATTGAAGCTACGCGGGCGGATCGAGGCGTCGCGGATTTCGAGCGCGACCGAGTTGTCGCGCCTCATGAGAGCGAGGTTACGCATTGGCTACTTCCTCGGGTTGATTGAGCAACGCCTGCGCCTGCGCAGGGTCGCTCACGTAAAACGGATCATCCTCAAGCTCAGAGTCGACGTCGGAAATATCCCTGCCGTTGCTGGCGACGATCTCCGCCCGGCTTTTGGTGCGCGATGCGAGGTCGAGCGCATCGGCCTTGGCTTGCTTGAGCGGATCGATCGGCGGCATGCCGGGGAACAAGAATTTCGCGTTCAAATACGCGAGCGGGTTGGCCTCGAAGTCCGGCGCGCTCACCCTCCCGGAGAGAATTTCCAGCATGACGAAGCGACGCCAGACCGGCAGGAGGAATTGCGCCACCAAGAGCGAGGATTGCGCCGCCTTCACCTTGCGCTGAAACACGCCTTCGCCGAGCCGGGCGGAGCTGTAGTTGGTCTGCGACAGATCGGAGCTGATGCGCTCATAGGTGAGCCCGCAACCGGATGCGATCGAACGCAGCATGTGGCGCATCACTTCCGCAATCTGCACCATATCGCCAACCAGTGGCGCGGTGATGCCGACACCGGGCGGCAGCGCGGTGACGGAGCCGGGATAGACCTCGACGGTGGCGGGATCGAAGCCCTCGATCTCATCCGGCTTGAACATGCCGGACACGTCGTTGGCGTCGGTGAGGAAATAGGTTTGCAGCGCGGCCACCTTCGCCTTCATCAGCGCGGCGTCTTCGAGCTGATCCAGCTCCAAGAGCCGCGTTGCGATCGGCGCAAGCCACGAGATGCCGCGCACCTGTCCGGGAAACTTGCGGACGAAGCAATGCGCGATGTCGGCGGCATCGACGCGCTCGGGCAGCGCCACGCTCGCCCATGGCGCGTCGGGCGGATCAGGCAGCACCCAATAGCCGACACGGCGCCCACGCTCATTGAATTCGACGCCGGAGACGATGTTGGGGCCGTCGCCCGTCATGCCGAGCGATGGCACGGTTTTCGAGGAGTCCAGTTGATCCGGGTTGAGCAGCCGCAAGCGGAGCTGGGCGCCGTCATCGATCACGAAATGCACGAGGCCCTCACCCGCCTGCACCACCGAGCGGGTGAGGGTTTCGAGCATGCCGCTCAGATCGAACCCGTCGCCTTCGATCGCGGCATGCAGCGACCACTCCGCGAAGCTGTCCTCCAACCGCTGGCGCACCTCGGGATCAGGGTGCGCGCTGCGCACGGCCGGGCCATCGCCGCAAAGCGCGTTGGTCCAGCTCTCGACCACGCTGGCGCCGGCCGGGCTGTTATGCGCGAGATAGCTGATGCGCGGGTTCATCACCTTGCGCGCGGCGAGGCTCGCCGAATTCTGTGCCCACAACGCCGCCGAGCGCGGCCACCGGCCGCTTCCTCCGGCCGCATCGAAGTTGCGGCCGAGGAGCCGGTTGATGCTGCGCCTGATGATGCCGGGCCGCTTCAATTCGCTCGCCCTCCGGTGTTGGGCGCCGTGATCTCACGTGCGGCGAGGCCGAGCGCGAAGCTGACGAAGTTTTCCGGCAGGCCGAGCGCATCGGCGATCTCGGCATCGGTGCGCAGCTCGCCGCGATCGATCGCAGCGCAGGCCGCCTTGGCGCGCTGCTCAAACTCCGGCGTGGTCATGAAGGCGATCACCTGCCGGCGCACTTCGGCGGCGATCTCATCTTTCTCTTGATCGCTGAGCGCCATCAGCGCGGCTCCCGCTTCTCGATCATCTCGCGTGCGGCCAGCCCAGCGCGCTTGACGCGCTCGGCCGCATCGGCCGTCACGACGACGGCGCCATCTTCGCCGGAGAGCAGCTCGGCCAGCTCGGGCGAGCCGTAGGGCGGCAGGAACGGGCCGGAGAGATCGACCTTCGCCTGTTTCGCGGCGCGGCGGACATCGGCGAGCACGCTTTGCATTTCGATGACGACATAGGACTTCGGCGTCAGCCCGGTGTTGCGCCGGACATCCTCTGCGATCTGCATCAGGTTGCGATCGGAGCGCGAGTCCAGCGTCGAGCCCGTGGTGATCGTGGTGCGCTCGCCGCGCAGGTTTTCGCAATCGAGCACGTAGAGGAACACGGGATCGGTGGTGGCTTCCGCCACCGCCACGACGGCGGTCCACGCCTGCCATGCGTCGCGGACGATGATCGCCGCGTGGGTGCGGCGGAGCTTTTCCGTCAGAACGTCGGTGAGCTTGAAGGCGACAAGATCGAGCGCGATGAGGCCGGTTGTTTTTGGAAAGAACGCCGCGCAACCGAACGCGCCGATAGCTTGATTGCGCAGGCGGTGCATCCGGATTTGTCCATCGTCGCGACCGCAGACGCGATAGAATTCCTTGGCTGAAATCCGGCGCATCGGCTCACCCTCGCTGGTAACGTTGCGAACGAAAAATTGCGAGCGAGATCGAGCACCGTCAACGGGTGCAGTGCGTAACATCGGTCGTTTTAAAGATCAGCTTGATAATTCGGCGAGAAAATCGCCAGCAATTCAAGGCAGAGCGATCGGCGCGAGATGCAAAGTTTATTTTCGTAACACGCGCAAGATTGCGCGCACCGAGGCGGATATCCACGGGTTGGACGCATCGGAATGCACAGGTGTAGCCTTTCTGGCGGGGAAATTATGCCCCCGCCAGAATGGAGTCCCTCACCATGAACGATGCGCAGATCGTCGAACTCTGCACCACCATCGGCTACATTCTCGCCGCGCGCGGCATCTGGCGCGAGCCACGGACCCGCACCGAGGCGCGCGTGCTGGTCTACCAGTCGCCGGCCATCGTGGTCCTGCAGTATCGGCCGAAGTCGACGCTGGAGCGCTGCGAGGTGTGGCAGCGTGGTGTCGTCGCCACGGGGAAACCCAAAAAGCTCTTTATCGGCCAGCGCCTGCTCGCCACCGGAGAGGTGACGGTGCTCGGATTCCAGCGCGGCCCATGGGAAGAGCATCTCGCCGAGATCGCGGCCATGGTGGCGAGCGAGCGCGCCAAAACGGCAGCGCAACGCAGAAGCAAGCTGCGCGTTGTCGCATGATGGGGATCGAACATGCCCAAGCCGCAAGAAATCTGCGAAGTCACCGCGTTCGGCGAGAAATACAGCAATTGGAAAACCGTCGAGGTCACCCGCTCGATCGCCGACGATGTCGTGATCCACGTCATGCTCACGGTGGCGGAGATCAGCTCCAACGCCAAGAGCCTGTCCGATCTCAAGCTCAAGCCCGGTGATCCGGTCACCGTGAAGCTCGCCGGGCGCGAGGCGCTCGATGGATGGGTTTATTTGCGCCAAGCCGCCGCAGACGGTTATCAGCACGCGGTGCAGATCGGCATCGCCTCGCGGTCGCAGCACGTGATCGCGAGCACGGTCGACTGCAAGCCGGGGCAGTACAAGAACCAAACCCTGCAACAGATCGTCTCCTCCTGTTTTGCCAAGGTCGGCGTCAACTTCACGATCATCGGCAACCCGCCCGGGGCGAACCTCCCGTTCAAGCGCGTGTCGGAGCATATGGGCGAGCGCCGGTTTGACTTCGCCGCCCGGCTGTGCGCCATGCGCAACATTCACATGGTCGACTCCGCCTCCGGCGTGATCGGCTTTCGCGGTCCGGCCGCAACCAGCGGCCTCGAAATCACCGAAGGCCGCAACATGCTGCGGGGCCGTGTGCTCCTCCAGACGTGGGATCAGGTCGATCCGATCGTGATCAATGGGCAGGATCACAGCAACGAGTCCGGTGACGACAACCGGGCGACCAAGGGTGTCGCAAGCATTCCGGGCTTTCGGCGGCCGGCACGCTTCGCGGCGGAGGAAACCGGCAACAATGCCGAGATGCAGATGCGCGCCGCGCACGAGAAGGACTTCGTCTTGCTCAAGATGGTCGACGGCGATGTCTCGGTGCCGGGATGGCTCACTCGGGACGGCTCGCTCTGGATGGAGCACGTGCGCGAGATCATCACGCTGAATTCGCCGCTGCTCCTGCCGAGCAACAGCATGCGGTTCATGATCAAGGGTGTCGTTCATCGCCAGAGCAGCGAGGGCGGCACCACCACCGATGTCCTGCTCTGTGACACGCTCGGGGTTGGCGGCGGCGGTCAAGAGCCGGTTCACCTCGACGACCAGAGCGGCGGTGCGCAGGCCCATTGAGGGCGCGGTTCCAGAGGCAATTGAAAGCACAGCTATAAAATAAATCGTGGTGTTGCCGCGCCGCTGCAGCATCGCCGCATCGCGTTGAGATTCCTCACGGCGATTACAGCGTTTGTTTGAACCGCACGGCCGCCTACAACCGTTGGCTTTAGAGCCAACGCCTTGCCCACCTTCCCAAGCTTTGCCCGCCGTGTTTCGATCGGCGCGGCCGTCGTGATCGAGCGCAGCTCTCACCTCCGGCCGTCAGGGGCTCCAGCCCGGAAAAGCGGAAAATTTGGTTTGGAAGTTTAACCGTGTGACCCGGAGGAGCAACTATGCCTAAAAGGCGAGAGATCGAGCTGTTCTATTCTGCGCTGGATGTGGCGAGAGTGCGCGGCGAAGACGCCGTAACCAGAGATGACGAATTTCGCATCTACGACGATGGGCACTTGCGGATCACCTATAGCGGGCCGTCTGAAGAGCTGCCGCCATCGGGCGCGGAACTGCGAGCCAAGGAGCTGGAGGTGCAGCACGGCGAGCCCGGCAGGAGTCTGCCTCACGGGCTCCAAGTCTACGCGCCGGGCAACGTGCTCAATGTCGAATGGTCCGACGACGGCCCCATATTCGTGATCGGTTACAGCCCGGGCGGCCCGTGGGAACAGGAGCTTGAAAAGCTCGCGAGGGAGATCGCGCGATGACGAACGCCAAACGCGACGAAATGGCGAGCGGGAACCGTGCGCAAGTCGAACAACAATTGCTAGCGCTGCTTCGCGACGAGGATGATGACAACTTCACGCTGACCATCACGCACAGTGACGGACGTTGGACGGTGACGAAGATCAGTCTGGATGATCCAGCGAGCCAGATGCAGGGCACCGGTTCAGACTTTGCGGAAGCATGGCATCTGGCGGAGAACCCGCTGTTTAAGCCAACTTGAGGGTGCGACGCCTTCGAGGAGCGATGCGCCGAATTCGTCAAGCGATTTCGCCAAAATTGGCGTTTTCCATCCACCGAATTCATAGATCGGTTGATAGCGGGGGAATTTCGGTTTGGTGGGGCGGGATTCGGCATCAAGGTACTGGCGATCGGGCCCACGCTGATTCGCCAGAAACAGGACGGCCCTCCCGTTGGCGCGGGAGGGCCTAAAGGCGAAAAGCGCTGATCCGGTTGTTTTGCCTCACAGCCAGATAGAAAGCTTTCCGCGATGTCAGCCTGCCCAAACCCTAAACCACCGTCAACGACGGATTCGAAAGCGTCCACTACGGCGACGCCGGAACTGCCCCCGCCACCGAGGCGACCTTACACATTCGAGCTTGAAGCTTGGTTGTTGTGGCTCGGCGTTGCCGTCAAGATGGTACTCAAGCGGCACTGATCTGCATGCCGATTCCAGACGCCGGGGCGCTGTGCCCATGCGTTGGAGGATGCGGCGGGTTGCGAAGTAGCGGCGGGGGGCATTCCAGCGCACAGACGGCCACGGCTGGCCCGGCGCGGTGCCGTCTAAGTCTTGTGGTCCGGATGATCTTTCTGCCACCGTTCTATCGAGTCAGCTCGCGCTCGGTATTCCGCCGCCATATCCCTGAGAGTTTCCCGAACGTCGGCGGCGGCCGAAATCGCCGCCTGTCGATCGCACACGCTCGCCAGATATCGATATTCGGAACTCGTCATTTCGAGACGCTAGCAGAAGCGCGGCGCGACGGCGTTCACCTAGGTTAGGGGCGAGCCTCACTCACCGTCGCCAACGTGATCAGGTCCAGCACCTCGCAACCGTCGAGCATGTTTCAATCCTACGTCTGCCTCGCCTGCCTCCGGCTTCGTGTCCGCGATCTGGCCCGCGCCATCGGCAAATTGCGTGAGCGCATCGCGGACCACGTCGTCGACCGCTTCGAAGATCGCGCCGCTATCCGCCCCCGGCGCATGATCCTTGACGACCGCGACAACGGCCGGCGGGATAGCCCACAGGAATTGCTGCCGCATGGTGATGATCAGGCCGTCGAGCGCCTTCCCGATCGCCGCGAGGGAGACGTACTCGCCCCGGGCAATGGCGGTGCGCAGCTCCAATTGCTCGGCGGCAGCGACCGCCTGCCGTGCCCTTGCCGACGAAAGCACGCGCTCCTCGCCCGGTGCGCCACGTCCGGCCGCCTGCCGGCGCCAGTGCTCGCACGCCGCGCGAACGACGGTGCGCAGATCGTAGCCGGCCGATCGCGGCTGGCGCTCGATCACTTGCGCGTTGAGCAGGTTCCCGAACGCAACGGTGGAGATGCCGAGCATGTCGGCGGCGACGGCGGCAGAGACACGGCCCGGTTTCATAAGCTAACTCCCATGTAAGCGATACGGACTACAACCTTGGCGGGCGCGGGCGCGACCCGTTCCCCACCCCCGCCTTGGTGCCTCTTTCGTCGGGAGGGACCCCATACCGCCGGAAACGGCGAAAGGCGGGGATAACCGCACGCGATAGTTGTCTAAATGGTCCCAGCTCCGGCATTTTCTAGCCAACCGTTACAGGAGAAAAACATGGCGACATTCGTGGCTCTAACGCGCGACAATGTGGACGAGGTCATCTACGTGAACATGGATCAGATCATCAGGATCGAGCCCGCTCGGGGCTACACGGTCCTTGTTCCGGTCGACAAAGACAAGGACAAGCATCGGTACGACATCACCGTCAAAGAAAGCGCTGCCGCGATCTTGGACGCGATTCATCGCGAGCGCAAAAGCTGATCGCTGAGCACATCGGGGTGACGGACCTCTTCAAGCAACTCTCGGCCTATGCCAGAATTGCCCTGCCGTTCTTGGGCATTATCTACGCCGCGATGCTGATCTACTACGACGCCCCGAAGGACCGCTCGGTGTACGTCAAGCAGGCCATCTCGATCATCATCTACGCCGCGATGGCGTATTTTGCGATCACTGCCGTTCGGAGCTGATCCCACCGCCGCCCTCACGCCGCCAGCGTTGTGATCCCGATCTTTGAAACCAGAAATTCGACCAACTCGGGCACCTCCTCGCCGCGATCGGCCGCAAGCGACAGGTTGATCGCGCCCTCGATCAGCTTGGCGAGCGGGTGATACGTCAGCGCCATGTCGAAGGCGTCATAGCAATTTTCCAGATCGTCGCCGATCCGATCCTTCGGATAGAACTTCACCAGCCGTTCGAATTGCCGCCGCTGCATTTCCTCGCGCATGTTGCTTTCCTCGCCGTTGCTCGCCCGCGCCGTAACCGCGTCACCGGCCGAACACGGGTAGATTCTATCCTGCTCTCCGGTGCCGGTTGGTTTGCACTCTGTCCGGATCGTTGAGCTGCTTCCAGATGGAGAAGCGCCTACAGGCGCGCTTTCTCCAGCTTGTGGAACAGCTCTCTCCTCTACGAACACTGTCTCCGTACCTCTCTCAACACGGGGACTCGTAGTTTGAATCTCCTCTATCTCCACAACTGAGAGAGAGACGGCTTTAGCCGTCTCTCCCCTGTGGTTAGAGTGGTTCATTGCCACCTGAGTGGCAGTTTTGGTGTCCAGAATGGCAGTTTTGGCCGGCCGGACGGCTTGCGGTGAAACTGCCACCTGAGTGGCAGTTTTTTCGCCCGCGAAACTGCCGTCTTGGGTGGCAGTTTTCGCGAGCACGATCCGGTAATGCGTGGCGTGCTTTTCGCCAGCTCCCTTGCTCCCGCGCTGTGTCACCTCAAGCCAACCGAGATCGCACAGCACCTCGATCATGCGGCGCACGGTTCGCGCCGGGATGCCGGCCTCTCTCGCGATGGTGACGTAGGACGGAAAGGCAATGCCGGTGCTGACGTTGACGTGCTCGGCGATCACCTGCGCGACCACCTTGGCCTTGGCGGGAATGTCCAGCTCCGCGCGCACGGCGCGCGCCCACCGGAAGCGATCGAAGTTAGCCATGGTGCGGGCTCCCGTTCTTGGGAGCGGTCAGCCCGGAATGGATGGAACAAAGGCGGTTGCGGTGAAGCCGCTTCCATTCATCCGGACCACATCCGCAACCCCCGACTCTCTCCGGACAAAGCCCTGACTCAGTCGGCGCCGTGCCACACAGCGGGTAGCCCTCCACGACAACCCATTCGCGGTACTGCTCCTTGGTGAGGCCAAAGTGTTCGGCCGCAAAGGCATCCGGGTCGCGTCGATAGCGCTCGGCGTCAGCGATGCTAATGCTGCTCTCCAAAAAGTCGCTGCCAACGTGTTGGCGATTTGGGGCGAGCAGCGAAACGGTCAGCTTGATGCTGTCCGGTGAGTTAAGCGGCTGCTCTTGGTATTCGAACCCTTGCGGCCTCGATCCGCCGCGCTTATCGTTGGTCTGCATTTCGACGCTCCATCGTTGATCTGCGTTTCGGTTGCGAACGCTTCGGCCCCGGTGATCACGCCAGATCGCCGGGGTTTTGTTTTTCGAGCTAAGTGACGGTCAGAAGGGTTAGACACTCGTTCGAAAAACGTTTTGTTTTCGTACTCGCGTTTTGCTGTCTAACCTTCTGCAAGCCATTGAATTTGTTGAGGGGTGCGACCCCTGCCGGGATCGCCAGCCTTTTACCTGACAATTCAGAATCTTACGCGCGTATCGGCTCTGTTCTGCGAGCCCTTTCGTGTTGCGCGGCGTTCTCTGTCGCTTGCGGGAATTTCAACGCGATACGCGGCATTCCCAACTGCTCCACGCAACACGGGCGCAACACCGCCCTTTCGCCTTCTGTTCACGACATGGGGAAGCAATGAGTGCTGTCGATATCGTCGGCTGGATCTTGCTGGCCGTTACGCTGGCGGTCACGTTGTGCATCGAGAACAAGCCACGCGCATAGCCGTTGTCCACACCCACGACAGGCTGTAGCTCGCGCGCATTCCGAGCCGCTAGGAATCGATAATTTGCGAGGTACTTACGATGCCGCTTTGATGGCGGCATGCCTCGCCCGATCAAACGTCACACGCCTACGCTCGCAGACGGCCGGCCGCTCAAGATCAGCTTCGGCCAGATGCGCGAGACGGGGCTGTGCGGCGTCCTGGTCTAGCCGAGACCTATTGCCGCTCTTCGTATTTGTCGCAGCGAGGATCGCTTCGCTTCACCCGGACAAGCTCCCGGAACATCGGCCCGTCACAGTGGAGCAGCGTGTATTCCTTATAAGAAGGCGCTGGCACGCGCCAGCAAAGAGCCTTACCGCCGGGCACTGTGTACGTATCCCCGCGGCTTGTCGTGTAGCTGCACGCCGACTCAGGCGTCTTGATCTTCTCTTGTGCGTGAGCTTGGGCCAGCGAGGCCAACGCGAAGAACGCCACCGACAACACGCGCATTTTGCTCTCCTCCACAACCGTGCGGTCGTAGGCCTCGGAGATAAGGCGGGAACGTCGGCGCCACGACGGCACACTGTCAAAGCTGCAGCATACAGCTCCCAGAAGTGCGCGCGAAGAGCCGACTTCCCTTATCTTGCGCTCGGCCACGCTTACCCTCTAGCCTGCCGGGCTGGGGATAGACATGGTTGCACAAGGCTGGGGGCGGCCTTTCGAGGATCCGATTAAGGTGGGCGGCCGCAAGCTGGTGACGTTGCGCGACGCCGGTGAGTACATCGCAGGGCTTCCGAAGGCCGAGCACGACGCGCCGGAATGGCAAGCAGCCGTGGAAGCGCTGATCCTGGTAGCCGAGAGCGGCGGACCAACAGTCTTCGTATACGTCAACACCGGCAAGCAGGCTGGCGATAAGGACCACATTAAGGTGTTCGCTAACCAGGATGCCGCAGAGAAATGGTTCGAGGAAAACGACCCCGAGGACGTAGCGTTCGAATATGAGGTTCTCGAATAAACGCGCATTCGCCGACGTGGATGCGCCGTCTAGGCCAGTACGCCTGGTGGCCCGCCAGCGTGAACCGGCGGGCACGTGTCACACACCTGTGGCATGGCCATTGCACAGTCGAAACCAACTGGGATTTCAGTGCTCAGTTTGAGAATGAAACGCTGCCGGGACATGTATTTCGAGCCCGGCAGCGTCTTGTTTTAGGACGAGTGGGACAGATCCTCAGCGGCGCTCTTCCGGCATCAGGCGCATGGGCACATCTCCGGGGACTGCTGCTTGGCCTCTTCCGTATCATCGTCCTCCCGGTCACAGTCGTTCTGCTCAAGGTCGTTATAGCCAGACGACCGCCACGCGTGGGCCTGATCTATGATGCGATCGAAACTGCCCAAGGACGGCTCGGCATCCTCCGGCGGCTCGCATTCGTCGGCGCCGGGCGGCTGGCCATAAGCCACGCCGCACGATGGCTCAAGGTCCGGATCGGCCTCCAAGCTGTCGAGGAAGTCGATTAGATCCTTGACCAGCTCCCGGGCATGGCGCGCCATTCCGCCGTCGATCGGCGTCCCCATGAAGGCCTCGAGGCGAAAGGCAACCCTCTCGGAGGCGTTGGCGAGTCGAATGCCATGGGTAAGGTGAAGGATTTCTCCGATATCGCCGGCCGGCAC